GGAAGTAGATTAGAAATATATTATTGGTGCAATATTCCAAAGCGAGGACTAGCGATAAAACCATGTCCTCGCTGCAAGGAACATACACCATCTTATGATGTGGTCAACACTCATTGTGATCGACCTGCTTAATCATTCCAGTACTGACTCCTTTCTTCAAAATATAGATTGATTTCATTTAGGTAGTGATCTCTTGTTTTGATCGGATCTTTTATAAAACTAGCTATAATCTCACAAAAGTCTTTCCTAGTCAACAAACAATTATCAATATCCAATTCAAAGAACATCATCACATCTTCCTTGTCTATCTTCATCTAGTCACCTCCTCTAGTTGATATTTCATCCTCTGTTGTAGTAATGCAGTATTACGCCACCGATCAGCACTTATTCGCTCACGATCGATCTTATCTTGCATCAACTTTACTACAATGGTGAAAAAAATCACCATTATTAACAATAGAACTGCTACCATAGTTTCCATTATATACTCTCCTTTTTATCTTATTTCTTCTGTTAGTTTATTATTTAGTTCTTCATGTAATTTATCTGTGCAATAATCGTGGTATGGGAATTCCTCTTTTAAAGCATCAATTACATCTTTTGGTAAATAATCTGATGGATCGTCATACCCTGCGGTATATTCTTTTTTAATAATACTGTTATTATTTTTATCCAGAATATCGAATATCATATAATTATGACATCCCCAAGCCTCCACTTCACAATCGTAATCGAATTTCTCTTTTAAAAATTTTGTCACTAAGTCAGTACCATTCCATCCATCGCCATCTTCAAATCCAAACTTATTGAAAGCCTCACTCCAGTGCCATTGTGTTATTCTTATCATTACTTACTCTCCTTTATGTTGAATTGCTTTTTTATATATTTTTCAATTTCTTCTTTAAATATTGTGTTTTTTGTGTACCCTTTTTCATGTGTCCATTCATCAATACATATATGATCATTACATAAATCATCATCTAGGTTTTCAATAAATTGTTCTGTGCCAAAAAAATCATAATCACAATCTTTACAAACCATTTTTATCTCTATCATTGCTTACGCTCCTTTACTTTCTCCAGGGGGGTGAGGGGCAGCAATCATGCGGTAACTACCACCCCTCGAGGAGAAAATGTTTTATTTATTATTATTTAAATATTGTTCTAGTGCCTTAAATACTATTGTCTCAGTAGCTATTACTTTTTTCGCAAATAAGGTTTCTGTTTCTTGATCTTTTCTAAACCATTCACTTTGCCACATGTAGTAAGACTCTGCAAATAATTCATTTACAATTTTTATTACAAACTCATTACTTATTTTTACATTATCTTCATATACTGTTACTTGCATTTCTTCTATTCTCCTTTGGTTAATTGATTCTGTAACAATAGTAAAAATCGTTATTGATGTATTGTTCGTGTTCCTCTCCATCGTAAAAACTTATAAAATGCCCTCTACCGTCTGAATTAATAGCATCTTCGACAAAGTAATCTTTATCCTTTATCATTCGTAATATTGCATCGTTTGAACCTTCGCATTTATCTTGTAATAGCTTAAATACCTCTTCGTCAGTGTCAGTATGATACGAAAGGAAAGAGGGATTGAACGCCCAAACTGAATCAAGGATATACTCCTCGGCTCTTTCGTCTGCTTCTTCATCAGATAAACATATCCAATCTCCATCAATAATGAGTTCAACCGCCTCCAATGGTGTAACATCTGCGGATTTACTTACAGCGATAACCCTCGCATCTGTCAAAGAATACCCGTTTACAAGGTTCTTTCTTTGTCTTTCTAGGCGTTTTTCTTTCTCTTCCTTTGCTTGTTTATACTCTATATAAAACGATGTGTCTTGGTTGTTTTTCTCCATAGATTTAATCGCCTCTTCATCGGTCTTATTAAATCTCTTTTTTATGTATTGAAAAAGGTCAAAGCCTGTTAACTGTGCTGTGTGTTTGTCTACTTGTTTAATCATGGTTTTATTTCTCCTTTTTAGAATTTTCGTGTTTAAACTCCTCATAATTCAGCCATATGGCTAAGTTTGAGGTCTCTTCATTATCATTTTTATGTAAGATTTTATGTATCTCTGACCAAAGCTCATGCCCCTCTGTTCGCGGTTCTATACCAAAATCAATGTATTTTTCTTGGACTAAGAAATTGTATGTTTTTGACAATAATCGGATCATTTCTAATATATCGTGCATGTTTGTTTTCTCCTTTGTAGAGGGTGAAAAGCAATCCCACCCCCTAACTTTCCCTTATAAAAAGGGTTATTGATTAACTTTAAAAGCTGGGCTAGTGTTTATTATATACTTAGCCATTTTTTTTGCTAGTCCTTTAAGAACTCTCTGTCTTTGGGCGTTTGATTTCCACCCATATCTTTTTAATTCTTCTTTAGTGAGTTTCATTTTTCTCCTTGTTAACTGTTTGTAATTGCTCCGCATGAGCAGACTAAGATTACAAAGTATTACAAACCATTCCTAACAATTTATAATAGTTTGTAATAGTATATAATAAATATATAATCCGCATAAAGCACCGCAACGCATTATAAATACCTAATTATATTACACTTAGAAAGCATAGTCTAGGCAAATTCAAGGCGGTTTTATTATAAGGTGTAGAAACGACAAGCGACAAGATTCATCGGTCAACCCACCCCCCCCCCATGCACGCTCCGACAAACGACAGGGGGTGCTATGTTACTCCCCAGATATATTTTATCACCTAAAAGGCTTTTTTTTTGCGTTCATTTGACTTATGGGAACTATAAGTGTATGTTTTCGTTACACTTATATGCCAAAAAAGACAAAGAAAAAGACGGAAGTGATTAAGCAGGCTACAAAAAACGCACATGATAATCCTTATTTAAAGGATTTTCTTGCCGACTATGAAGAAGAGACTGGCTTAAAAACACGTTTTACTGCTCAAAAGGATAAGTTTCTGGCATATTTAGTTGCAAACAACGGATTTATTTCACACGCATCTAAAGAAATGGGTTATTTCCCAGCATCAGTAAGATTTGCAATGAAAGGTGACCCTGCATTTCAGCAAGCGGTCAAAGAAATACAGCAAGGATTCTTGACTGAACGCTTGGATGAACTCGAAAAAATATCATTTACGCAAGCAGCAAAAGCTGGCAATGTCACAGAACGTATCTTTCAGTTAAAGGCACACGACCCAAGCAAGTATAGAGATCGTGTCAATCAACAAAATACACAGGTCAATGTGATGGTTTCTGGCACATCACCAAAGGATAGGGCAGCAGTATTAAAAAAAATGAAGATAAACTAAGCAGATTGGAACAAAAAGTAATCCGCGAAAGCATATGTATGTCTCCTAGAGAGATATTCGAGATATATTTACGAGATAGCTTTGGTTTAAGCTCATTTATGGCAAATGAAGCTACAGAATTTGCGATAGATCTATTTCATTTAGATAAAACTGGCAAGTTGCCTATTGATTGGGAACTATGGTATAGGAATCAGGCTTAGTGGACGTTAATATATCCTACAGGGACGGTGAAGGCAACCCTACATCGCCATTAGACCATCAGGAAGAGTATCATTTATTTACAGGATGGAGTAAGCATCAGGTGCTTGCTGGTTCATTGGGTACTGGTAAAACAGAGGCAATGTGCATGGAGGCAATCCACCAGAGTGCTGCATTTCAAGGTAATTTAGGTTTAATGGGCAGAAAAGTGTTGGATTCATTCAAAAAATCTACACTGATACAGTTGCTCGATCTTGGTCAGGGTTTTATTGAAAAACATCGCGCCCAAGACCGAGAAATTATCTTTAAGAACAGGTCAAAGATCGTGTATATGGCGTTGGATGACTCCAGAGATTCGATTCAACGCATCAAATCAATGAATTTAGGGTGGTTTGCCTTTGACCAGATCGAAGAAATGACTGAAGCGACATTTATAGCTGCTGCGGGTCAAATGCGTAGAAAAAATGCCATGCGTTGCAGTTTCCATACTTGCAATCCAGCAGGTCACGACTGGGTATGGAAGCGATGGAAGAAGGATAAAGAACAGCAGAATAAGAAAAAAGGCGATTACAGACTGATTGAAACGATGACTTGGCAGCCTGGTATGCCCCCTCCACAAACCGATGATGAAGTAAGATTGCATTCAGACAATCCTCATTTGCCCGCAGACTATATAAAGCACCTATTGTCTATGCCAGATCAATGGGTCAACCGATATGTGTACTGTAGTTGGGATGATTTTGCAGGATTGGTTTACCCTGAGTTCAAAGAAAAGTCCCATTGTATTAAATCGTTTGATATACCTAAGTGGTGGAATCACTATGTGGTGTATGATTATGGGTATCGTAACCCAAGTTCCATTCTTTTTGCAGCTACGGATGAGGAGGGTACTATTTTTATCTATGATTTGATTTATGAGTCAGAACACACCATTGAAATGTTGGTTCCAAAGGTAGAAAGAAGGTTAAAAAGTGGTGTGGATTATACATTTTTAGCAGACCCCAGTATTGTTAGAACGGAAAGAGATGGCAATAGCGTTGCAGATGAGTGGTATGATTACGGAATTGAGTGGGAAAAAGCAAATAACGATAAACGTGCTGGGTTTGAACGAGTCTCCAGTTACTTGAAACTTGATGACAATATGAGACCTAAGTTATTGTTTTTTAACAAATTAAATATGAAACCTTTGGTGGAAGAAATCGTTGACTACAAATGGAAGGAACTTAAACATGGATTTGAAAGTAGGAACCTACCCGAAGAACCTGTTAAAAAGAATGATCACGCAATGGATTGTCTCCGTTACCTTGTCCATTATGTCGAGGATAGCTTTTCTCCCAGCGAACCTAGTGATGACTACGGTCTTTGGGGTTTTCCACAAAATAAACGAACAAGTTGGATGAGTGCATGAATTTACACGAAGTACATGAAGTTTTTGAAGCAATGTTAGAAAATGATTCTCATTGGATGAGTTCAGCAGAAGAATCAGCCAGATTTTATACTGGTGGTTTTGGGACTGGTCAGTGGGAGGAATCAGACTTGCAAACATTACGCGCAGAAGGTAGACCTCCTTTGCAGTTAAATATTATCCTACCCAAAGTGAATTTAGTCACTGGAGTAGAGAGGCAGGGGCGTTCTTCATGGAAGGCGCGACCTGTAGAGTCGGATGATGAGAATGAAGCAATGCTTACAACAGCTCTTTTATATCATTTAGATAGAAATCGCAAGTTACAGAGTTTATTTAGTCGTGTTTTTAAGGATGGAGTTATCACTGGGCGAGGTTGGGTCGATGTTTGCGTTGAGCCAGGCAAATTCTATGATGGTGAGTTAACCATTAAACGAGAATCATGGGCAAATGTCCACATTGATCCTGAGTGTAGAACTCCAGATACAAAAGATTGGAATTATTTAGCGCGTACCAAATACCTTACACTGAATCAGTTGCGCTCTATGTACCCTGATGCGGTAGGAGATATGGAGAATGTAGAGTCATTTTTAGACGTTCCATCAGAGTTAGGAGAAGAAATCGGTAGTTATTATCGCAATGCAGAGCCAATTAACCCTGCGTATCATTTAGATCCCGCACATCGTAAGGTTCGCGTGTTGGAGATGTGGAATCGCGAGTACGAAAAAGAGCATTTTATCATTAATAAGGCTACTGCAAGATTTTCTCCAACAGGTTTTAAGAGCAAGAGAGGTGCAGAGAATCAAATAAAAGAACTGCAAGCAATGGAAGAAGCTGCAAACATGCCAATGAAAACTGAATTTGGTGTTATTAGTCGAGTAGTTCCAAAAACCTACGTTACGTTATCTGCTGGTATGAAAATATTGCAGGAAAAAAAGAACAATCCATACATGCACAACGAATTTCCACTTGTTCCATACTTTTATCACTTTGAGGATATGGGAGATACCATAGAGACTTTTGGGATTGTTGAGAATATGAAAGACCCTCAAAGAGAAAAAGATAAAAGACGTTCACAGATGCTTGACATCATTAATAGATCACCAAGAGGGGGTGGTGTATTTTCTGGAAATAAGGTTTCTCAGGAAGAAATGAATGAAGCCTCCACAACAGGTAGGTGGATTGGTATTCCAGGCTTTAAAGGGCGAATTACAGACTTTATGCAGCAATGGTCAAACTCTCACTTGTCTATTGTAGGTAGTATTGCTGCAATGGAACAAAAAGCAGAGTTTGATGCAAAAGAAATTAGTGGAGCTACCGATCCAATGATGGGTGTTGCTACGTCAACAAAAGAGAGTGGTATTGCAGCTCAAACCAGAATTAGGCAAGGAATGATGACCTTGCAGGAGCAAATGGAAAACTTGGACATGACCAAGACTACCGTATTGATGCAGGCACTAAAGAATATGCAACAATTTTACACTCCAGATAAGATTAAAAGAATTATAGGTGCAGAAACCGAAAAAGCACAGTCTCCAGAAGAATTAGAGGTCATCAATGAGACAATCAATAAGTTTCTTACCAACTTTGAAAAATTTGAATTTGATATTGTTCTTGATAAGGGCGAGAACTCACCAACTATGAAAGCTGCCAAAGCGCAGCAGGTGGGCGAACTTGTCAGGAATGGATTTTCCAGTTTGTTTCCGCTTTATGTAGAACTTTCAGACATGGATGCTGGACGGGAGATCCTAGAAAAATTTGAAGAAGAACGATCCTCACAAATGCAAGCGCAGCAAGCACAGCCTATGGCTGGTAAGGATAAATCGTGATTCATAACACCCCCGAAACAAAGGACAAGGTACAATGGAAGAGCAAGTAAACTACATTGATGA